ACGTCGGCGTTGAAGCCGGGCGCCGGCAGGGCGACGATTTCGGCCATCGGCTCAGTACTCCGCCGCGGCGAACTGGCTTCCAGCGGCCCCGGCGATGCGGATCTGGCCGGGGTGTGGCGTGCCCAATTGGCGGAGGCTCAGGCAGTCATGCTGGGAGATCGCCCCCAAGGGGGAAACCAGGAAGATTGTCGGATTGCCGTAGGGGTGATCCAGGATCAACTGCAACACGGCAGCGCTCTGGTTCTGGATGGTGAAGTTGGTTCGTGCCGGGTTGGCCGGGATGGTCGCCAGGATCGTTTGGATGGCAGGAGGGCTGCCACTCCAGTCCGCTTCCGTGCTCATCGTTAGCCCTCACTTTCGGTTACGGTGATGGTGGTTCGGCAGCGGCAGCGGCTGTGCGCTTTGGGCGCCATGAAGCCGCCGGGGAAAGGCTGGTTGATCGGCACGGTGACCCCGTTGAGATTGCCGCACACCGGGCAGACCAACTCGTCTTCTGCCGTGTTCCAGGTCTTGGTCACCTGGGCGTTGGTGGCCCGCTGCTCCTGTTTGCCGGCGGCCAGTTGGCCCATCTGGACAGCATCCCACAGTGCGTCACCGGAGAGGATTTTGCTGCGGTCCTTCAGCGCCTCGGCGGCCAGTTTGCCGAGCGCGGCAATGATGGCGGCAGCCCCGGCTCCTTCCTCGATCAGCGATTCCATCACCGCCATGATCGAAGCGGCCTGTTGGGCATTCGTGCCGGCCACGGCCTTCAAAAGGATATTGGTCTGATCTTCGGACAGGCCGTTGACCTGCGCCCAGGCATTGGCCTGGGTAATGGCTCGACGCGAAGCCTCGGAGACCTGCGTCACCACCTTGTCGCGATAGGCCCGCTCGGCGTCGACCGTCTGCGGGTCAAGGCTGTCATAGCCCAGCCAGACGGATTTCGCCGCCTCGTCCTGGGCATCGGAGATCGGGCCGAGGGCGGATCGCACCGCGTCTTCGAAATCGGACCATGTTCCCGGCAACCACCAGATGGTGACGCTCATACGATCGCGCAGCAGCAGCAGCGCGGCCAGCATGGCGCTCTCGACCTCTTTGCGGCGCTTATCCGCGGCCTTTTGGGCGGCTTTCTGGTCGTCGGTCAGATCGTCGGCCATCAGGCGCGCAGGACGGTATTGTTCGACCGCAGGCCGGGGCCGTAGGGAACTTCGAGGAATTGACAGAGGCTGCGCCGCTTCTGATTGAACAGCGCGGTGCGATCGGCCACCTCATTGGAGTTGCGCGTCCACACTGCGGCCTGGCTGGTGCCGAGATTGGTTCCGGCGTCCGTGATGGCCGTTTCCAGCCCATTCAAGATGGCCAGGAAGCTGATGACGAGGCTCTCGGCGGAGGGCGTCAGGGTGGTCAGAAGTTGGTTGAGCGACATCGTCACCATGCCGACTTGAAGATAGGCCCTATCCGTAAAGCCGGAAATCGGCAGCGTCGTCGTGCTGTCGATCCCGTAGCCCATGTAACGGCGGGCGTCGGCAAGTTGGGCGTCGGTCAAGGCCATGATTATTCGGCCGGCTTCGGCTCGTCGGACTTCGCCTTGGCGGCCTTTTTCGGCGCCGGGTCGAACAGTTCATGGTCCTCGGACAGATCGGCCTTGTTGATGACGATATAGCCATGCGGGTTGTCGTCGGAGACCGGGGAGACGACTTTGACGGTTTCGCAAATCATGTCGGTGACTCCAAGAGGGGGGCGGGCACCGAAGCGCCCGCCCGTTGCCCCTATTCAGCCCAGCAGGGTCGCAATGTGGTTCTGCTTCACCGCCTGGTAGCCCCAGGCCAGCCGCACATGGAAGACCATCTGCATGAACTGGCGGTAGACGGCGACGTCAAAGACGATTTTGGTGACGGGGTCAGTCACCGTCATCATGTCGTCGGCCATGTCCATGGTCTTGCCGTCCGGACCAACCGGAAGAGCCGGCGGCCGGGTGACCAGATAGACCGCCGACCGGCTGAACGCCAGGTTCGGGGTTGCAGTGTTGCCGATGGTCATCGCGGTGGCAGAGGTGGGGATTGCCACCTTGAGGCCGGGGGCCGCCAGGGTGATGGAGCCCGCCGCGGCAGTGCCGACCGCCACCACGTATTTATTGGTGTCACCGGCGAAGGTCACGGTGTCGCCGGCCAGAACGGTGCCGGTGCCGGTGATCAGGGTAATGACCGTCGCGCCCACCGCATAGCCTGCGGTGTCGGTGGTGTAGTTGGCGCCGGTGCCCTTGGTAACGGCCTGCACGGCGTTGGAGTTGTGCAGGTCGAACCCTTCGAGGGGAAGGTCGGAGATCATGCCGCGGCGCAACAGGGCGTCGGAGCCGGATTCATTGACCTTCAAGAGGAGGCTCTGCTTGCCGCGCAGGTTGGCCACGGCGGCAGACCCCAGAACCATCTGCAGGTCACTTTGCGGGGCGCCGTTGTCGTCAAGGATTTTGCGGGTCTGCGCCATGTCGGACAGATCGGCGGCGGTGCCAAACGGCGCCGTGCCGGCGGTGCCATAGGCGCGCGAGGCGTTCTGGTAGGTGGTGGTGAACAGATCAGCCTCGATCTGGTTGGTCAGGGCGCGGAACGCCTGGGCGAACTGGTTCATCAGGATGCCGCCATAGCTGCCGGCATTGATCAGGCCGCGCTGCTCTTCACCGTTCCACCGGATGGGGGCATGCTTGGACCGGGAAATGGTCATCGACACATTGCCGATGGTCTCGTCGCCGGTGTTCGGCGCGGTCACCGCCGGGGTGTTGTCGCCCAGGCCGATGGCTGGGGCGATCGGCACCATGATGGTCTGATTGAGCGCGGCCCGCTCGGCGTCGGAATTGCGCGACACGGCAGGGATGAACCCGACCAGTTCGCGGGACACAACATCGAGGGCTTCATAGATGGTGGGCGTCAGGGAGGTGAGTGTATTCGCCATGGTGGCGTGCTCCTAGGGATGGGGATTGTCGGGTGGGTCGAGCCATCCGGCCCGGGGCGCCTCTCCCCATCCGAGGAGCCGGCAAGAAAAAGGCGCCTCGCTGGCTGCGGGCGCCGGGAAATCGCGTGCTCTTGAGGCGGTCAGTCGGTGACGGTGCCGCCGCCCTTGATATGCGCCATGCGGGCGACGGGGTCGAGTTGCTCGAAGGCGGCGCGGCTTACCGATTTGCCGCCGCCCGAGCCCCCGCCGGACCCGCGAGCCCCGGAACCGGAGGCGCCGGACCCCTTCACGATGCTGTCCCGGCCATGCCAGCCTTCGACCAGCAGACCAAGCGCCTCATCGAACGAGGCCACCTCGCCTGGACGTTCGCGGCTAAACAACTTTTCCTCGCCCCGATAAGCGACGACCTTGTCGCCCTCGACGCGGAAATTCTGACCGAAGATCGCCTGGACCGCGTCCGGCGGAATGGCGATCTTGTCGCGGATGAACGTCGATCCGGCGAAGGCGTTGCCCAGAGTTTGCTGCACCAGCTTCCGGCCGAGAGCATCGCGCTCCTCGACCACCGGCTTGTACTGCTCATCCTTGGCCCGGAGCTTGTCTTCATAGGCCTTGACGGTCTCGGCCTTGACCCGCTCCACCTCGCCAGCATCGATCAGCTTCTTGGCGTCGAGATTGGCCACGGTGGTCAGTGCAGCGCGCGCGGCCTCCGGGTCCAGGCCCTCGAAGGGCTTCAGCGCAGCGGCGGCGGCCTCGTATTTCTCGCGGTGCCCCTTGGCCTCGCCATTGAGGCGGGTGATCGTCGCTACGGTGCCGGCGGCATCGAAGGGGATCTCTTTGCCGTCCTCGTAGACATAGACCGGCTTTCCATCGACCACGACAGCGTGGCCCTGCTCATCGAGCTTTAAGCGCATTGTCCTCTCCTGGGCATCCGCCCGTTGTGCGGCCATCCAGCCGCATTCGTCGCAGCTCCATCCGGGCTAGGCGACATCCTTCCAAGTTCGTAGGGCGCATATGTTGAAAACTGTCGTTTCCCCGATGCCAAACCGGTCGGCGATTTCTCTTTTCGTCAGCCCCTGCGCCCGCAACGCGCGAATAACTACGACATCGCCTTCATTGATTGCAGTGTCGCGTCTGTTGTGCTGCTGCTGGGTCTTTGTGGCCCACCGACAGTTTTCGGGCCCATAATTTCCGTTGGTATCGATGCGGTCCAATGTGTGGGCTAGACTTGGGCGCTTCCCCATATCTTCAAGGAAAAGAAGGAAGTCTTTCCACCTCTCGCAAACGGCGATGCCGCGGCCTCCATAATCCTTATAAGCAAAGGCTTTGGGGTTGGTGCACCGGCTTATCATCGAATTCCAGGTGCGATACTCCGGCGTTCGCGAGAGGCCGTGTTTATAGCCATGGTACGTGCCCAATGTTCTCTCCATCGGCTCCCGGCCTGCCAAGCCCGGAGCGCGTCAGGGGGTCGCAGCAAAGCAACCGCCGGGGCCGATGAAGATCGGAAACCGTGGTTGCGCCCATTCCCCATGGCAGCGGGGAAAATTCATGGATCTGAGGCCCATCCGGGCCGTGGCGCCGCTCCGCATCCGCGGTTTCGGCAAAAGAAAACCCGGCGGCTGCCGGGTCGGGTTATTCGGTGGCGTCGAGCCCATCACCCGCCTCGTTGTCCGGCGGGGGCTTTACATCTGGTATCTTCGGGGCCCGCGCCGCTTTCGCCTTGGCGTTGGCGGCGATCAACTTCTGTTCATCTTCCCATTTCACGTCGGGGGGGACGATGTCGCGGCGCTGCAGGCCCTGGAACACCGTCTGGGGCGAGACGTAATCCTTATCGCCGGCCTGCAAGAGGATGTTTGAGGATTGGTCGGAGAGATCAGTGGCGCCGAAGTCCTTGAACAGCGTCACCTCGACTTCGAAGGTCAGGCCCAGCCATTCACCCATCAGCCCGATACACTCTTCCAGGCTTTCTTCGAAATTCTCGACGATTCGCTGAAGGATCGACCGGCTGCCCTCGCCCTCAGAGACGGTCTGTGTCGCCGTGGTCTGCATCGGCTGCTGAACCAGGAGCTCGGCGCCGGTCTGGCGCATGCGGTCCTCGAGATCCACCAGCGATTGACGTCCTGCCCCGATCGCCGCGCCGGTGTGCTCGACGAAGGACAGTTCCGCCGTGGCAGAGGTTGTCTTGGTCAGCGACGAGGCGCCGACGATGATTTGGTCATCCTCGTTGAAGCCGCGGCCGAACAGGATGGGGACGCGGGCGGTGTGGAGGATAGTCTGTTGATCGGACGAGGACTGCCAGTGTTCGACATTCAGGTAGGCGAGATCGAGCAGCGGCGGCTTGCCGAGGCCGAAGCCTTGACGAATCCCATAGAAGAACACGAAGGGGACTTTGCTGATCGAGGTTTTGCCCTCGCCGAACAGCCCCCACTCATCGCGACCGTTTTCCCTCTTGGCTTTGCGCCAGACCTGCCAGGCGCCGGGGGTGAGAACGCGGACCTGGTCAATGCTGACCTCGCCGAAATCACCATCGGGCTCGGTGACCTGCTCCAGCAAGCGAAGCTGGGTCAGGACTTTGCCAGTGGCCCTCCACCCCAAGATGGCGGCGGATTTGTAGACGGCGAAATAGGGCCTCACCCCGGCCGCCGCTTCATCGGCCTTGGTCTTCACATTCTCGGCCGGCGGGCAATCGACGAGGACGCCCCACAGGCCATATTGCAGACAGCCCAGCATCAGGGCGCCGGCAAAGGCGTGCAGCGTCGAGCCTTCGCCGTCGACGTTTTCAAACAGGCCTTCTATCTCGGGCGGAACCCCGTCGACATCGATCGCCTTGGACAAGGGCTTCGCCGCCAGGACATTGGTGGTCCGCGAGAAGGCGGGGAACAGGGTCGCCGTTTCCAGCCGGCACTTATAGGCGTCGGCGGTCTCGGCCGGGAACTGCGGCAGGAACGTCTTGCCGGCCGCCCGCATGGCGCCCGTTCCGCCCACCAACGCGTCGATCATCGGCCAGCATTGGGCCATGTCGGCGACGGCAGCCGATTGGGTGGAGACGTCAGCGGGCATGAGGCCTCAGATACGGAGAGGGGCGGAGGTGGTTGAAACCTTCGCGCGGATCAATTCGACGGCATAGCGCAGCGCGTCGATGACGTGGTTTTTCTTGTCCTCAAGCACCGGCAGGACTTCGCCCGTCAGCTTGTCCACCTTGTACGAATAGAGCGCCAGCTCGTCGGCGGTGTTCTTGCAGCGCGGATGGACGATGATGTCGTAGGATTTGAGGAATTCGACGCCATCGGCGACCGAGCTTGGCCCCTTCTGCGCCGCCACGATGCGGGGGAAGCCATGCCGCTGCATGTAACTGATGGTCTCTGGCCGGGCGCTGTCCGCTCGGATCGGCCACTGCCGAGACCCTGCGACAGTATCGAAGAGCGCTGGCGTGCGGTCGATCTCACAGCCGACTGCATAGGCTTCCTGGTCGACGAACAGCGTGCGGCCACGAATCCAGCAGCGCACCAAGACTGTCGGATCGACCGAGAAGCCCCAATCGGCGCCGAAGTAGAAACGGGCGTCGGCCGGCGTCTCGAATGGCTCGATCTTCCAGTTCCGGAAGACCCGCGCCTCGCTGTTGCGCTGATACTCGCCAAGCCAGATATGGGCGTATTTTTCCGGATCGCGGCGACGATCGCGCTCCATGTCGCGGCGCAATTCGTCGGGGAACCACGGATTGTCCCGATAGGTTGCCGTGATGCAGGTGAAGTCTGGGTCGCCCGCGTTTTCGGTGAACAGCCGCTCAACCGGGTCAGTCTCAAGGTTCGGGTTCCAGGTGAACAGCATCTCCGAATTGCTGCGGAACGTCGGCGTCAGCAGGTCAATCGACCGCTGGGAGATGGTCTGCGCCTCCTCCACCCAGGCTCGGGTAAACCCCTCCAAGGATTTGATCGAGGTTGCCGTGTGGTTCTGCAACCCCCGAAAAATCATCAGGCTGTCATTCGGCCCGGTGATTTCCATTTCGGTGACCCGGAACAGCGCCTCGACGCCGAACTTGCGGATTTTGTCTTCAAGAAGCTGCTTGACCGAGTCCTTGATCGAGGACTGAAACTCACGCAGGCAGGCGATGCGCTGATGCCCGGCCACGCACTCGGCAATCATGCGCTCGGCGACGAAATGCGACTTTGCTGCGCCTCGACCGCCGCGC